CCTCATTGTAGTACATTTCATCCCCTAACTCCTTACGGAGATCGTCTTCCGATTGTTTCCAAGCATCCCAGTCTTCACCAGCTCGCTCTCGATTTTGAAAATTATTATCATACTGAGGTACGAAATCTTCATATGCTCGCGAGTAATCTGATATTAACTTTTGGATGTTCTCTCGTCGTTGAGTCAGCTCGTTCACGCGCTCCAAAGCGTCGTGCCTTTGCCGCTTTATCGTATCTTGATCCTTTCTCGCCCTATTTTGGCCAGAGGTTTTTCCCTTATTTCCTGACTTCATCGGGAGATTAGAGTTGACCTGAGGTTTCTGAGGCTCCGGGATTGTCTTTTTCTCGACCGGAGGTACTACCACTTCCTTTTCTTTCTTTTTAAAAAGGTCTTGATCAATGGTAGAAGGCAGGAGGGCACCATAATTACTTCCATTACCGTAAGTTCCATCATGAATTGCAAAAATGTGTGAACATTCTTGAGCATCCACAACAGGACTACCACATTGGAAATTTATAGTGTCACAGTCATATGTTACTCTATTTTGTTTGTCATCTCGTGTAGCTAAACTCCACGATAAAACAGGTTTTAGAGTTGATGGTGCATACGACATAAAGACTATCGGTTGTGTCTTGTTCATATCATATTGTGTGAAAGCTTCAATTCCTTTCAGATTTATGCAACCTGCTGGAATCAACGCTATATCACCTCCTACGAACTTAACTAGTGGTTTCAAGTCTATTTCCTTACCTTTCTCGTCTTTGACATAGGGGTCAAAGCCAAAATCAAAAACATGTTGCGTGAGCACCCAATATGTGCCACTCGTTCCATCTCGATGTTTGAACTTCACCTTAGTCATGACATCACACAAATTCGTTTCGAGTTGGGCATCTTTCCTCCCAAATACAGGTACACAACGTTTTGAAACGTCCGTCGCCGGTATCTGCCGAAAAAATGCTCTTGCTTCCTTTTCTCCTTTTTCCTCTCGATACGCCATCGCGATTGTGAAGAACACAATCAATACGACAGTCGATAGTAAAACTCCATCCCAGGATACGTATTTATCCAAAAACGTTCCTGTTGCGAGTTTAAACCATGCTTGTGGTGTGCCATTCTCAACAGAAGATAAGACGTTATCAACCTTCCTGAACTCAGTTCTAAGAGTTGTAAACGACTCATCTTTTAGGTTTTTCATGTCCATACGTGCATAGACATCCTTATCTGTCAATTTATAAGGGTCAAAATCCAAAACTCCATTACGATAAACACCATACTCATGTAGCTGTGAGAGATGATGCTCATGAATAGAACGAATGTATATACGTTTAGAATTTGGTCCGATAATCCACATATAAGTATGCGCCTCTGAATCGAGAACTATGTCTCCAATAGTGGAGACGTCTCGTTCAAAATTACGAGGTCGCATATCCTTTTGACATGCTTGATCATAGGATATCGCATCTTCCCCTTTACTTACACTAGGTAAGATCATAAGATTAAAAGCATCTGTCCGATCTTTGTGTACAGTCCAGGGTTTTTGAGCAATGTATATCACTTTGAAATGAGCCATATCTTTGCGGAGTTCGTCATAGCTGTGCTTCTCTGCCTTTTCAGACAGGTTTGCAAAATAAGGAGCTGATCGGTTCAAATCCGAAATCGAGTCTCGACTCAACTTCAAGATCCAATCCAAACCAGGTATCTGCACTATTAAAGGTATCAACAATGCGA